ATCAAAAGGCACACCTAATCAATATTGGGTAGAAAGATTTATTGATAAAGTTAGAGTTCATGTTTATCCGACACCAGATTCAACAAACGCATCTAAAGACATGCATTTCTATTACATAAAAAGAATTGAAGATATTGGTGATTACACAAATGCAACAGATGTTCCATTTAGATTTGTTCCTTGTATGGTTGCTGGACTTGCATTTTATTTATCACAAAAATATCAACCACAACTTACACAACAAATGAAATTGTATTATGAAGATGAGTTAGCAAGAGCGTTAGCAGAAGATGGTTCAGCTTCTAGCACATATATAACACCAAAAGCATACTATCCAGGAGCATAATGGCTAAATACGCAACAGGTAAATACGCAAAAGCAATATCAGATAGATCCGGTATGGAGTTTCCATATAATGAAATGGTTAGAGAATGGAATGGATCTTTTGTGCATATATCTGAATTTGAACCAAAACAACCACAATTAGAACCAAAACCTATGAATGGTGATTCTATATCTTTACGTAATGTTAGACCTGATAGAACAGAACCCGCTACTACTGTCAGAATACCAAACAATGGCTTTGAAACATACGAAGCAGGTTCTAGAATTATAAATGTATTTTCACCTGGTCACGGATTAGTTAATGGAACAACATATAGATTTAGAGGTCCACCAACAATTTCTGCAGGTGGGAATGTTTTTCAATATTCAAATCCTCAAAGTTTTGATGGAATTACAGGTGCTAATATTGCAAAATCAACAGGTTATGCTATTACAACTGGATTATATAAAAGCGATGCACGAGTAACAACGGATTATTCTACATCCAATTATTTTCATTTTACAGTTGATACAGATACTGCTACAAGTGGTAATGTAAAAGGAGGAGGTTACGGTTGTTCTGTTGGACCCGTAACTATTGAAGCATGATAAATAAAATTTGGAATTGGGTTTAAGTTATAGTGGATTAGTTACACAAATTAGAAATTATACAGAAACAGATTCTAATGTATTAACAACAGATATTTTAGAAAACATTATTTTAAATGCACAATATAGAATAATGAGAGATATCCCTATTGATGCTGATAAAAAACAACAATCAGGTAATTTGGTTACAGGACAAGAAACAATTAATTCTCCAGCAGGGGCTTTATTTATTAGAGGTGTTCAGGTCTACGACTCAACATCTGCCATTACAGGAGCAAATATATGGTTAGAGAAAAAAGATATTACATATTTACAAGAATACATATCTTCAACAGAATCAGCAAAAAGAGGGAAACCTAAATATTATGCTATGTTCGGTGCTGCTACTGGAGATAGTGACACCAATTCTGGAAGAATGATGTTCGCTCCTGTTCCAGATACAACGTATAAATTTAGAGTGCATTACAATAAAATGCCAGCTACTTTAGCTTCTGATAATACGACTAACTATATTAGTTTAAACTTTCCAAATGGTCTACTATATTGTTGCCTGTCAGAGGCTTATGGATTTTTAAAAGGTCCAATTGATATGTTGACACTATACGAAAATAAGTATAAACAAGAGGTACAAAAGTTTGCTAATGAACAAGTTGGCAGAAGACGAAGAGATGACTACACTGATGGCGCTGTTCGAATACCAATAACTTCAGCAAACCCGTAGGAGAATAAATTATGGCAATAACATCTGCAATTTGCACAAGTTTCAAACAAGAAATTTTGGTTGGAACACACAATTTTACAGCTACAACTGGAAACACTTTTAAAATAGCTTTGTATACTAGCTCGGCAACTTTAGGAGCAGGGACTACGGCTTACAGCACAACAAATGAAATCACAAACTCTTCAGGAACTGCTTATACTGCAGGAGGTGCAACTCTTACAAGTGTTACGCCAACAACAGATAGCACAACTGCTGTTTGTGACTTTGCAGACGTAAGTTTTTCTTCTGCATCTTTTACAGCAAACGGTGCGTTAATTTACAACGATACGCAATCTGATAAAGCCGTTGCAGTTATAGCATTTGGTGGAGATAAAACTGTAACTAGTGGAACTTTCACTATCCAATTTCCAACAGCAGACGCAACAAACGCGATCATAAGAATAGCATAGGAGGTAACCTCTTATGTCTATCACGACATTCACAGTCACCGTCGTAAGCACGGCGAGTGGTAATAAATATGCTATTAACGGAGTAACTCAAGATTTTGTTTTACTTTCTAAAGGTGGAACTTATAAATTTGATCAATCTGATTCATCTAATAACAATCACCCATTAAGATTATCAACAACAGAAGATGGAACACACGGCGGTGGCTCTGCTTATACAACAGGAGTTACAACTAGTGGATACCCTGGATCATCAGGTGCTTACACTCAAATAGAAGTAGCCACTGATGCTCCTGATATTCTTTATTACTACTGTAGTAACCACTCTGGAATGGGAGGTACTGCTTATTTAGGAACTAGTAACTGGGGACAAAATACTTGGAGTTCTAATTCTTGGCAGTCAGGTGTAAATATAATTAGCACATCAGGTGTTTCTGCAACTGCGAGCGTAGGAACAGTTGAAGCTTATCCTGAAACAGGTTGGGGTAGAGATCACTGGAATGATGAGTCATGGGGAGAAAGTTCTTTTACTGTAGAAGTTTCAGGTGTTAGTGCAACAACATCAGTTGGATCAGTTACTATAAGTGCAGAAATAAATGCTGGATGGAATAGAGGAGCTTGGAATGATGATGCTTGGGGTATTCAAGGAGATATATTATTACAAGGTGTATCTGCAACAGTAAGTGTTGGATCATTAACAGTTGGAGACATACTTGGATTAACAGGACAATCTGCAACAGCAAGTGTTGGATCACCAACAATAGTAGGAGATATAACTCAATCTTTAACTGGTGTTTCTGCAACAGTTTCTGTTGGATCAATTAGTCCTGCAGATGTGATAGGATTAACAGGACAAGCTGCAACAGCTTCTTCTGGATCAATTTCACCTGCAGATGTAATAGGAGTAACAGGGGTTTCTGCAACAACAGCCGTTAATGCAGCTGGAGTAAATTTAACATCAAATCCTACAATATTACCAAGTGGATTTTCTATGACTGCTTCGGTTGGTTCTTTAACTCCAGCTGATGTTATAGGATTGACAGGAGTCTCAGCAACTGCTAGTGTTGGAACAATTACTCCTGCAGATGTAATGGGATTAACAGGTGTTCAAGCAACTGCTTCAGTAGCTGCGTTTGGTACTGCAACAGGTTTTGGAATTCAAGCATATCAAGCTATTGACACTGGTTCTAATACAAGTTATACAGACGTAGCAGCGTAATAGGAGATAAAAATTATGGCATCAACATACACACCTTTAGGGGTAGAACTTCAAGCAACCGGTGAAAACGCTGGTACATGGGGTACAAAAACTAATACAAATTTACAAATTTTAGAACAAATTTCTGGTGGGTTTACACAGCAATCAATTGCTGGTGGTGCACAAACTACCGCCTTATCTGTATCTGACGGATCAACAGGAGCAGTTTTATCTCACAGAATGATAGAATTCACAGGTACAATTACAGGAAATCAAATTGTAACAATTCCTTTAGATGTACAAACTTTTTATTTTTTAAGAAACTCAACGTCTGGTGCGTATACAGTACAATTTAAATACGTATCTGGATCTGGAGATAGCTTTACTTTTTCAACTACAGACAAAGGTGATCAATTAATATTTGCATCAGCTAATGATGGAACTAATCCAGATATTATTACTTTAGCTTTTGGTGACGGTGATGTTACTCTTACAGGAACACAAACTTTAACAAACAAAACTTTAACTTCACCTAAAATTGGAACTTCAATTTTAGATACTAACGGAAATCAATTAGCTCTTTTAACAGCTACAAGTTCAGCAGTTAACGAATTTACAATCGCTAACGCAGCGACTGGTGCAGGGCCAACTATTTCATCTACAGGAGATGATTCAAATATTGATATAAATATTACTCCAAAAGGAACTGGAGATGTTGTTCTTGCTGGTGATACTGTAAAAGTTGGAGATGCTGCAGCGGCAGCAACCTTAACTTCAAATGGCGCTGGAACATTAACTGTAACTACAGGTGGAGCTACTGATTTAGTTTTAAGTACGAACAGTGGAACTAACTCAGGAACAGTTACAATTACAGACGGTGCTAACGCTGACATGACTGTAGCACCAAACGGTTATGGAAGATTTACTATTGATGGTCAAGGTAAGATTGAAAGTCTTGCAGAAAAAATTACAGTAGAGGCGACAGCAGCTACTGGCACAAAAACTTTTGACGTATTAACTCAAGCAGCTTTATACTACACTTCAAACGCTTCAGGAAACTGGACTTTAAATGTTAGAGGTGATGGTTCTACAGCTTTAAACACAATCATGGATACTGGAGAAGCAGTGACAATCGTCCATTTAGTTACAAATGGTAGTTCAGCTTACTACAATAATGCTTTTCAAATCGATGGTAGCAGTGTAACTCCTGAATGGCAGGGCGGATCAGCTCCTACAGCAGGAAATGCTAGCTCAGTAGACGTGTATACATATACTATTATTAAAACTGGAGATGCCGCATTTACAGCTCTTGCAGCGCAAACACAATTTGCATAGGAGGATAAATGGTAATCAGAACAACTAGAGGCGGTGGATCTTTCCCAAGCTTAATAGGTGGCGGACCTAAATTTATGGACGCGAGTGGGGGATCAGTATCTACTTCAGGAGATTTCAAAATACATTCTTTTAATTCTGGTGGTTCTTTTGTCGTATCTGCTTTAGGCACGGACGGAACTTACGGAAAAGCTGTTAACATGACCGCTGTAGGAGGCGGAGGCGGCGGCGGTGGCGAACACGGCGGCGGCGGTGGCGGCGGCGGAATGGTCGACATGTCTTCTAATTTATTAACTGTTGAAAAAACAACTTACCCTATATCTATCGGAAGTGGTGGAAGTGCTGGACCAGGAAATGGACCTGCTGGAGGTGATGGAGGAGATAGCTCCATGGGTTCTTTAATCACTGCTCAAGGTGGTGGTGGAGGAGCTGGTTGGTCAGTGGGACCTGGAAGAAGTGGAGGATCTGGAGGTGGATCTGGTGGAGGAAACTCTTACAACGGAGGAAACGGACAACAGGGTCAACAACCAGGAAACTCAGGAACTTACGGACACGGAAACTCTGGAGGATCAGGACAATATTCACACCACGGTTCAGGCGGTGGTGGAGCTTCTAATGGCGGACAGCCAGGACCAAATAGAGGTGGTGGAGAAGGCGGAAACGGCGGAAATGGAAGATCAGATGGAATTATAGGAACAACGAGATCAGGCGGCGGAGGCGGCGGATCTTGGAGTGGAACATCTACAGCTGGAAACGGCGGAGGTGGACCAGGACCTGCTGATCCACATACAGGTTCATCAGGACAAACTAACACCGGAGGCGGTGGTGGCGGAGGAGGCCAAAGTAAAGGCCCTGGAGGCCCTGGAGGATCAGGATTTTTAGTTATTAAAAGGAAGTTTCAATAATGGCTATTAAAAATTTTGCACTTGTAGATGGTAATAATATTGTAACAAATATCACTATTTATGATGTAGATAGTGAAGCTGAAGGTGTCGCATTATATAGAGCTGCACTCGGAGATGACACAGCAAATGTAGTAGAAACATTTCAAAATGCAAATGATGCTTCTACAAGATGGAACTATGCAGGTATAGGATATACTTGGGATTCTGCTAATTCAGCTTTTTATGAACCAAAGCCTTTTGATTCTTGGACTTTAGATAGTTCATATCAATGGCAAGCTCCTGTTACAAAACCTAACACAGATTATGTTGGAGATATTTATTTAATATCTCAATGGAATGAAGGAGAATCAAGATGGGATGGTTTTAATGCAACTACTGATACAGTAGAATATGTATGGAATCCTAACACTCTTGCGTGGGACTCTATATAGTGTTATAAGGCAGGCGAGATGTCTCGCATAGAAAGAAAAAAATGGAGAAGATAATATTACATGAATTATTTTTTTATTATGGATATTTGTCTAAAATAAATAATAAAAAATTAATTACTCACATACTTAAAAACGGAAAACCCTCTTCAGAAGATGAAACAGATTCTTTATATGAAGATGTTAATTTTCCTATGCACGATGAATTAAAAAAAATATTTAAACAAATAAGTGAACAATTAAAAATAAATTTTGTAGTAACTAGATTTTGGTCACAAATACATTTACCTAATCATAGCACAAACACTCACGATCATTTAGTGAGAGAAAACATGACACTGAGTCCAGATTTTTCTGGAGTTTATTATTTACAATGTGATGACAGATCAGGTAGTTTTTGTTTTCAATATAAGAAAGATGAAGTTAATTATTCTAGATGGAAAATAAAACCAGAGATAAATAAATTTATTGTATTCCCATCTTATCTAGAACATTTTGTAACTAGGAATTATAGTAGTAAAAAAAGAATAGCTGTGTCTTTTAATTTTAATATAGAAAAAATAAATTAATGAACAACTTTATTGGTAAATATAAAATAGATGAAGATGTTTGTGATGATGTTTTAAAGTTTTTTAATAAAAACAAAAAAAGACATGTAAAGGGCGTTTTAGGAACAGGTAATGTGGTAAAAGATAGAAAAGATTCTATTGATATACCAATAAATGGTGAAGATGCTATAGGTGGTTTACTTAAAGAGTATTTTGAAGAATTATCTTTTTGTTTAAATAAATATAAAAAGAAATACATATATTCAGATCATGAACAATCTAGTTATCATTTAAGTGGTTGTAACATTCAAAAATATAATCCTGGTGGTGGTTTTAAATATTGGCACTATGAAAACACAGGCACTGAACCTGTGGGCATCAGAAGACATTTAGTTTTTATGACTTATTTAAACACTTGTAAAAAAGCAGGAACTATGTTTTATTATCAAAATAAAACATACGAATGTCAGAAAGGAAATACTTTAATATGGCCTGCACAGTGGACTCACACTCACAAAGGAGTTATCAATGATAAGGAAATTAAATATATAATAACAGGATGGTACTCATATGCCTAAGAAGCATGAAAAAATAACTTTATTTAAAACTGATCTCTATGCAAAAAAATTAGATATAGATCATACTAAAATAATAAAATACTTAAAAAAATTAGAAAAAGATGCAATAAAAGTAACAGCATCTAATTACGGTGGTTGGCATAGTCATTATTATTTTGACCCTTTTCCAAGTTGCGTAGAGCCTTTAAATAAAGAAATTAATAAATTTATGAAGCAAACTATACATAAAGATTTTGATATAAGAGGTGATTTGTGTGTGCATAATAGTTGGTTTATAATAAATAAAAAAGGTGATTTTAATAAACCACACAAACATCCTCCTTACACTTTTTCAGGAGCTTACTACATTCAATGTAATGATAACTCTGGAGAATTAATTTTTCAAAATCAAGCTGAAATGAATAATTACGCAGTGCACTATAATAATTTTAATGAATATAACTCAAAAGATTTTTATATAAAACCTGAAGTTGGACAATTGTTTATTTGGCCTGCTTGGGTTGAACATTACGTAACACCTAATTTATCTAATTCAGAAAGAATTGTTTATAGTTTTAATATTTAAATGTTAAGTAAATATTCATATTGGTTGTACGAAAGTGTTTTAGATAAAAAAATTTGCAATAAAATTATTGCACATTTCAAAGGTTTAAAAACATTTAAAGGAAAAGTTGGAAAGAGTAATGAACTTGACAAAGGTTTAAGAGATTCGGATGTTCTATTCTCAAATGAAAAAGAGATATATGATATTATTTTACCTTTTGTATTTGATGCAAATAAAAAAGCTGATTGGAATGCAGATATAAATTGGCATGAATCTATGCAGTTTACTATTTACAAAAAAAATCAACATTATGATTGGCATGCAGATAATTTAGAAAGAGCCTACGATGAAGATCATCATCCAAACTATCGAGGAAAGATTAGAAAATTATCTCTCGGTGTTAGTTTAACTGATCCAAAAAAATATGAAGGTGGTGAATTTTATTTTAAATTTGGTATTGAAAAAATGCCAACTAAAATATCTGCTTTTAAGAAACAAGGAAGTGTAATAGTTTTTCCTAGTTTTGTTTATCATAAAGTTACACCTGTTACTAAGGGCACAAGATATTCATTAATTAATTGGTCACTAGGAGCACCTTGGAGATGATACATAAATATAAAAATTTTTTAGATAAAGAGGAATTACAAGGGATTAAAGAGTATATGGAACTTCTTTTTTTTAGAGCTAGAACAACAAGAACTAAACCTGACCCAATGGTTAAAGACGCTTTGGCTATATATGGAGATCCAGTCACGGATTATTTTTTACATACAAAGAAAACATTGGTAGAAAAAAAATTTAAAAAAAAGTTATTACCGACATATAGTTTTACTCGTTTATATTTAAACGGACACGAGTTATCTAAACACACTGATAGACCTGCTTGTGAAATATCTTTAACTTTAAATGTTTGGCAAGATTTAAATTGGCCAATATTTATGGAAGGTAAACCTTATGATTGTAAACCTGGAGATGCGGTTTTTTATGAAGGGTTTAAATACAAACATTGGAGAGAACCATATAAAGGAGAAACTTGTTGTCAAATATTTATGCACTATGTAGATGCAAATGGATCTAATACAGATCAAGCGTACGATGGAGCAGGACATTTGATTTATCCAAAAAAGATATACGAAAAATGGGTGAAGTAAAAGAGGGTTATCTTAATAAAAAAGATATGGATTACTTAAACAAAGTTGTTGTAAGTAATGATATGTTTCCTTGGTATGTTTTACCAAAGCCCGTGAATGAAAAATATCCTTGTATGAGCCATGTTTTACTACCAAGGTATGACTATAAAAATAATGAAGGTTTTAAAATAAATTCAGATTTGTATGGACCAATGTTAGATATTATAAATAATATCTGTCAAAAACATAAAATTAAAATCAAAAGAATATTAAGAGCACAGTTTAATTTAACTTGGAAATTTAAAGGAGTTTATTCTACGCCTCATTTTGATCACGATTTTAAACATAAAAATGTAATTATATATTGTAATAAATTTACAAAAGGATCTACCTACTTGTTTAAAGAAACATATCGTGATAAGAAACCAAAAACTATTATGAAAGAAATGAAAGCAGATAAAGGAAAGTATTTTATTTTTCCTGGAGAAAATTTTCACGCTGCAGGTTTTCCTGGTAAAGAGGGTGAGCTGAGAATAATCTGTATTTTTACATTGGAGGAGAAATGATACAAACATTATTTTCTATAGATGCATTTGTTACACAAGTAAAAGATTGGAAAATTAAAAAGAAAAAATTAAATAAACATATTAAAGAGTTGAGATTTAATAGAAGACTTTTAACAGACTTTGAAACTACAAGGTATGATGAATCAAATTTAAAACTCACAGATATATTACTTAATATTTTTAAAGATGAATTTAATGCATTTGGAATTGAGTGTGGTTTTAAAAATATAAATATAACTGATTCTTGGGTTGTTAGATATAAACAACATGATCATCAAATAGCTCATCATCACGGTAAAGTTATGTATAGCGGTATATTATATTTAGACTTACATGAGGATCAGGAAAGCACAACGTTTGTAGCACCATGGCCAAATGAAATAAATAGTGAAACTAAGTTAGCGAGACCAGAATGTAAAGAAGGTACATTAATTATTTTTCCAGGACACCTATTACATTTTGTAAAACCTAACTTACTAAAAAAAGATAGAAATATTATATCTTTTGATATGAACTGTGATGTCGAAGGTATTAATAATAGATAATTTTTTAAGTGATAAAGATTGTAATAATTTAATCAATCTTTTTAAAAAAAGTAAAATTAAAAAAGAGTTTAGAGATACTTTGGTTGTAACAATAAAAAATAATAAACTACAAAATAAATTAAATATGATGGCTCAAGAGTTTAATGGTTCTGAAACAGATTGGTATCAAATTGTAGAATGGCCAAAAAATTCTAGTCAATTATTACATGTAGATGATTTTTATAATCACACAACTTTGTCTTCTGTGCTTTATTTAAATGATGACTATAAAGGAGGAGAAACTTTTTTTAAAGATGGAACAATTGTAAAACCTAAAAGAGGAAGAATATTAGTATTTGATGGTTTAAAGTATTATCATGGTGTTAAACAAGTAACCAAAGGAACAAGGTATGCTTCGCCTTGTTGGTATAAAAAAATATGATAGACGCTTATTATAATTGGAATTCTAAATTTAATAAAACTCAAATAAAAGATATAAATAAATATATTGAAAATAATTATGATGAATTAGAAAATAAAGAAATGTCCGCACATTCAGATGGCAAAAGTTTAAAAAATGTTGATAGCACAAAATTAATTAGATGGAAAAAAGTAAAACATTTATTTAATGAAGTATATGGTTTTGCAGATTATGTCCTTACTCATCAATATGGTTTTTTAACTTACCCTTATCCGGACGACAAGTTTGTTAATTTAAATACCTATACGAGCAACAATAAAAATAATTATAATTGGCATTTAGATCAATCAAAAGCAATAGACAATTTTGATATAAAAGGAACACTATTAATAAATTTATCTGAAAGTAAATATAAAGGTGGTAATTTAAAATTATTTCATCAAGGTGAATTAATTGTTGATAGTTTTTCTGAACCTGGATCTATGGTTTTAATTCATGGTTTTATGAATCATGAAGTTACTCCTGTAACCAAAGGTATTAGAAAAACTTTTTCTATGTTTATAGGAGGACCTAGATGGAGATAAAAAACATTAAATGTAATTTTATAATTACTAAAGTTAAAAATCACAAGAAACATAAAAAAATTATATTAGATTTAATAGACAAAATGCCAGAAACAAAGTTTAGAGATTATAGTAAAGGGGATTGGCATTTAAGCAAAGAACACCCTAGAGAATATTTAGAGTATTTTTATAATAATATAATAGATCCAATAATGAATAAACAAATGAAATACTTTAAGGCAGACAGATGGAAAATATTAAATTGTTGGTTTCAACAATATTATGATGGTGGCTTTCATAAATTTCATAATCACGAACAAACTAATTGGACCAACGTATATTATGTGGAACTACCTTCATCAAAAGATCTTACTAAAATTAAAGAAAATGGAAAGTTGTATAAATACACTGCTAAAGAAGGAGATATAATTACCTTTCCAGCTCACCTGCTACACACTGCTCCAGCTGTAAATAATAGGAGAAAAACAGTAATAGCTTTTAACTCAAACTTTTTGTATTCTTAAATTTTCTATGGTATAAGGCAAAAAAACCTTATATAGTGAGGCGCTATGCTACAAAAGATAGGATTTCAACCAGGTATTAACAAACAAATCACAGCCACAGGCGCAGAGGGTCAGTGGATAGATTGTGATAATGTTAGATTTAGATACGGAACACCTGAAAAAATAGGTGGCTGGAATCAATTAGGTAACGTAAATGAGAATGAGTTAACAGGAGCAGGAAGAGGACTTCATCATTTCGTAAATACTTTAGGTAGAAAATACGCTATTATTGGAACCAATAGAATTTTATATGCATACTCTGGAGGTGTGTTTTATGACATACACCCTATTCAATCTACAACCACGCTTACGAGTGCATTTACCACGACCAACGGATCACCGACCGTAACTATAACATACTCTAGTGCACACGGATTAGTGCCTGGAGATATATTACTTATGGATAATTTTACAGCTATAACAAATTCTAATTATAGCGCTTCTGATTTTGATGATAAAAAATTTATGGTTACAACAACTCCTACTAACACGACTGTAACAATAACGATGCCATCAAATGAATCTGGATCTGGTGCGACGACTTCTGGAGGAATTAGGATACAAAAATATTATACAGTTGGTCCAGCTGTTCAAGCAAAAGGTTTTGGATGGGGTTTAGGATCATGGGGTGGAGAGGATAGTTCTGCTGTTACTACAACTCTTGATGGTGCGATTAATAGTGCCGTAACAACTCTTACATTAACCGATGCCTCTTTGTTTCCAAGTTCAGGAACTAATTTTATTATTATCGATTCGGAAGAGATATCTTATACTGGTGTTAGTGGAAATACTTTAACAGGTTTAACAAGAGGTGTAGCAGGAACAACTGCTGCCTCTCATTCAGATAATGCCACTGTTACAAACTCAACTGATTATGTTGCATGGGGTGAGGCTGCATCAGGAGACTTGGTCCTTGAACCAGGGATGTGGTCATTAGATAATTTTGGCGACAAAGCAATTTGTTTAATTCATGATGGTGCATGTTTTTCTTGGGACTCATCCTTATCAAATGCTACATCTACAAGAGCAAGTATTATAACTGGTGCACCAACTGCATCAAGACATATGATTGTATCTACACCGGATAGACACTTAGTGTTTTTTGGAACAGAAACAACTATTGGATCACCAGGAACACAAGACGATATGTTTATTAGATTCTCTGATCAAGAGGATATAAACACATATACACCAACGGCAACCAATACAGCTGGTACACAAAGACTGGCCGACGGATCACAGATCAGAGGAGCAATTCGTGGTAGAGATGCAATTTACGTTTGGACTGATACAGCGTTATTTACACAACGTTTTGTTGGTCAACCATTTACGTTTGCATTTGCACAAGTTGGAACTAACTGTGGACTTGTTGGACAAAATGCATGTGTAGAAGTTGATGGTTCTGCATACTGGATGTCGGAGAATGGTTTCTTTAGATATGCTGGTAAATTAGAATCATTGCCGTGTTTAGTAGAAGATTTTGTATATAATGACATAAACCTAGAATCAGGTAATCAAATGATATCTGCTGGATTAAATAATCTATTTGGTGAAGTTATGTGGTTCTATCCACAATCAACTTCTAATGTTGTAAATAGAATGGTTTGTTATAATTATTTTGATTCCTCACCACAAAGACCTGTATGGACTGTTGGTAGTTTAGCTAGAACAATGTGGCGTGACTCTGCTGTGTTTGGGTTACCACATGCGTTGCAATACGATGCAGATACAGATACATCTTTTGATGTTGTGGGCAACACAGAAGGTAGAACAAGTTACTATGAACATGAAACAGGGACAGATCAAAATAGAAATAGTACCATCACTGCTATAACAGCAAATATATTATCAGGTGATTTTGATATTACACAACAAAGATCATCACGAGGTCAAGAAACTGGTGTTGCAACATTTAGAGGTGATGGTGAATTTATTATGAAGATAAGAAGATTTATACCTGACTTTATATCACAAACAGGAGCAACCAGAGTAACTTTAAATTTAAGAAATTTTCCAAATGATACAGCTTCAGGTTCATCTCTTGGACCATTTGATATTACTACATCTACACAGAAAGTAGATACTAGAGCAAGGGCCAGAGCCATAGCATTAAAAGTAGAAAATACATCAACAAGTCAAAGCTGGAAGTTAGGAACTTTTAGATTAGACACACAACCAGACGGACGAAGATAATGGCTAAGATAGTACAAGTATTAACAAGACCTTCACCTGAGTATGATTTAGGTACTGCAGAGTCACAAGTTAGAGATCTTGATGCAATTGTAGAAAAACTAAACACTACATTTCAAGAAGAATTAAAAGACGAGGTAGAAGCATTTAACTTCTTTTTAAATTAATGGCTAATAGTTTTATAAATAAAAAAGCAGATTTAACTACTACAGACTTAACTACGCTATACACAGTGCCTAGTTTTAAATCTGCTGTTGTAAAATCATTGATAGTATCTGAGGATGCTGGATCAGGAAGTACGATAACTATAACATTGGTAAATGCTAGTAGTGCTATATTTAATTTATTTAAAGATAAAGCTATAGCATCTAAAGCAACAACAGAACTTTTAACTCAACCTCTTGTAATGGAAGAAGGTGAGGCATTGAAGGTACAAGCTGCTGACGCAAACGAGCTGCACGTCATAGCTTCGATATTAGAAATACAACCAAGAGAGGTAACAACATAATGCAAGAAATTAAACCAACTAAAGTAGAGACAACATATAGACATAAAAAAACTGGAGAGCTTTTTAAGGAAAGAAAAGACTGGGAAGCAAAGGGTTATAAAAACGAAGACATGGCTCAAGATGTAAAAGTCTTTATGCCGAGTCTTGATTTATTTAGTAAAACAAAATAGAATAGTACGATGGCGATAACTAGAGCACAACAAGCAAAACAAATGTTACAAGACGGAGGTATGTTGGTAAAACCATCTACAGATGGTAAACGACCAGGATATAGAAGTGCAAAGGTTCAAGCAGCAAGAGAAAAATCATACGCACCTACAATGTCACCAGGTAGATCTATGGCTCAATTTGGTCATGCTGGTCATGCTGGAAAAAGTGTAAACACAGCTAAAAGACATCAAAGAGAAGGAAGAGATGTTCCAGATAATGCTCCTTCTTCAGCACAAAATCCATATGCAGGACACAGTCCAAAAGAAATACCAGCGGCAGATACAAATAAAGATGGAAAAGTAGGATTTATTGAAAAGTTTAATGCAAAGAGAAGAAAGAAAAATAGAGAATATATACAAAATTTAAGAAATAAAAAATTTAAAGGTATAATGGATGCTTATAATCTTACCGAAGCACAACTTAATAATTTGTTAACAGGAGGAGGACAATTAGGTGAAAATTTTGCAGGTGGAAGAGGTTTAACTTTTACTGGTTTACAACAAATATTAGATATGGACCCTAGTGCTAGAAATTTAGGACAAAGTTTTAACGAAGATTTAATGCAAGGAAAATTGGGTGCATTAGAGATGTCACCAAGAATGAAAAAAACTGGGCAAAATTTATCAATAGCAGAATTATTTAGCACCGAAGACCCAACTACTAGAATAGATTTACCCGGTGTTTTAGGTTTAGTTCAAGGAGATGAAAATTTTTCTAATTTATTGTCAGGATTAAATAGGTTAGAAACTTTAGATGTTTTAGCTAATCAACCCGGTGGAGTAAAACAAAGCGACATAGATAATTATCGTAGTTTAACTATGGGTAAAGGTGGTGTTGATCCAGTTACAGGAAATATTGTAGATCCACTTTTTTATGAACAACCAGGAGACGATCGTTCAAACGAGTCAGATCCTTGTCTAGGACCTAACCCACCTGCATATTGTCCTCCTAGAGATTCCGAAGATCCTGAAGATGAAACACCTAAAAGAAATCTTGCAGGACTAACACCACGTATAGGTGGAGGCATATTTGATTTTACAGAGTTTGCAGCTGATGGTGGACGTATAGGTTTAAGAGGTGGTAAAGATGCTAGTAAAGATGACTACAAAACACCAAGCACAACGGCTTCTGCACCTCCATCATTAGGATTTGGAAATCCACCACCAAGCACAAGTGGAGGAGGAGATGATGGAGACGGACCTAAAGGACCACCAATAGTAATTAATCCACCACCAAAAGAAAAATCTCCTTTTAAGAAAAAATCACCAACGGGTGTAGAAAATGCTTTTAGAACAGTAGGAGAATTAAATTATTTAAGAAATTTATTTAGAATGGATCCGGTTGGTTTAGGTTTAAGTTTTGTTGGAAATAAAATTGGTGACTTTTTCTTTCCACCTGCAGGTGCAGCAGAAATGACAGCTGAAGAAAAAGAACAATTGTTAAAAGATGCTGGAGTGGCAGGAGCAACAACACCACCTGCAGAAACATTTCCTAGATTTTTAGCTGATGAA